CCACCTGCGCGGCTAACACGCTGACCGTCACCAGCACCTCCCAGGGCACTCTGGCTGTCGGCCAGATGCTCCAGTCCTCGCTCGCTGTGGGTCTGCCGCCTGGCACCTACATCACCGCAATCGGCACTTACTCCACCGTGGCTGGTGTGGGCACGGTCACGATCAGTGGCGCAGGCTTCACCCAGGCGACCTCCTCGCCTATCACCAGCGTGTGCCTCGAGTACGCCATGGCCAGCGTCTACTTCGCCGGTTACAACGGTGGGACCACCAAGCCGACCTCGCTCAGTTTCGCCAAATATGGCAGCTATACCAGCGGCTTTGCCGGTTTCCTGCGCGGCCTCGCCAAGCCCGGGATGCTCACGACCAGCGTCCTCCAGGCAGTTACTGGGAGCCTTACCCTTACGGTTGCCGGCCTGCCGTTCACGGCAGCGGCTGTGGCGTCTGCCTTCTCGAGTGCCCCGTCTCCCTCTGCGGCGGCCACTGCGCTCACTGCGCTGTTCACCTTCACCGGCAACGCAGTCGGAACCACGATCACCTGGAACAGCAACTTCAATGCCTTCGTGGTCAATGCTCCGCTCATCGCCGGCACGTCCGCAATCGGGTACGCCACCGGCACCGCAGCTTCGCTGCTTGGTCTCGACGCTCCTTCGGCAGGTGTGCTGAGCCAGGGCACCGCTGCCGGCATGTCTCCTGCCACTGCGATGGCCAATATCATCCTCGCGTTCCAGAACTGGGCCACCTTTGGCACCTGTTTCGAGCCGGTCGCCTCCGACAAGGCCGCGTTCGCCACTTGGACCTCCGGGACGGGCGGCCAGTTCGCGTACGTCTGTTACGATACCGACGCCACGATCGTCACCAGCTCGCCCTCGGCCACCTGCATCGGACAGTACACGAAGACCAACAGCCTCAACGGTACCATCCCGGTCTACCAGGATCCGCTCACGGCTGCGTTCGCCATGGGCGCATTCGCCAGCGTGAACTTCAACCAGACCAACGGCCGCATCAGCCTGGCCTTCAAGTCCGGCAGCGGGATCACCCCGGCAGTCACCGACCCCACCTCTGCAGCCAACGCGCTGGCCAATGACTACAACTTCTATGGCGCTTACGCCACGGCGAACCAGGGGTTCAACGTCTTCTACAACGGTCAGATCAGCGGAACCTTCAGCTGGGCCGACAGCTACGTGAACGCCATCTGGCTCAACAGCGCTCTGCAGCTGGCCCTGATGACCATGTTCACCAGCACGCCCGCCGTCCCGTATAACAACGCTGGCTACGCGATGATCGAGGCTGCTTGCAACGGTGTCATCGCGCAGGCGCTCAACGCTGGTGTGATCAACACCGGTGTGGCGCTCACCTCCACGCAGATCGCCCAGGTGAACTCGGCCGCTGGTGTCGCCATCGACCAAGTCCTCGCGACGCGCGGGTACTACCTTCAGGTTCTGCCGGCTTCTGGCAATTCCCGGAATAACCGCACCACCCCGCCCTGCACCCTGTGGTACATGGATGGCGGCTCTGTCAACCAGCTGAACCTCGCGTCTATTGACGTCCAGTAAAGGAGAAGAAATGAATATCCTCATCGTACTTGCGGCGTTCGTGGCCGGGGCCGTGGTTGACCGCATCTACGGCAACCGGCTTATCGCCGAGGCGACGTCCATCGCGGCATCGGCCAAGGCGGAAGAGCTGAAAGCAAAGGATCGTCTGGACAGCCTGCTCGGGCGTGTTTCGGCGGCCAAAGACACCGCGCAGGCCGTCGTCAAGGCCGCCGAAACCGAACTGAAGTAAGGAGACAGACATGGCAAAAACCATCACCTCAGCCAACGCGAGCTTCATCCTCACGATCCCGGCGCTCTTTCCCGCGCCCATCGTGCTCCAGGGATTCGCGGCCGACGACATGTTCACCGCTGATGCGCAGAGCGCCACCGAAGTCTCCATGGGCGTGGACGGAAAGCTCTCCATCGGCTTCGCGTTCCACCCCATCAAGATGAAGATCAAGCTCAGCCCGGACAGCCCGAGCGTCGCCTACTTCGATGCCTGGTACGCGGCCCAGGTCGTGGCGCACGACGCCTTCTTCTGCTCCGCCATCATCACCATGCCCGGCAACGGCAGCAAGTACGTGTGCGTCAACGGTGCGCTCACCAGTTACAAGATGATGCCCGACGCCAAGAAGCTGCTCCAGGCGCAGGAGTACGACATCACCTTCGAGTCCGTCACGAAAGCGAGCATGTAACCATGCGAAGAACGAAAATCTTCACCGTCGTATCAGAGGACCCGGAAAACCGGGACAAGGGCAAGAACTTTCTTCTGACCGAGATGTCTGCCGTGCAGGCCGAGAAGTGGGCCGCGCGTGCTTTGCTGGCCCTGCTGAAGAGTGGGATCGAGCTACCGGAAAATGCCGCCAGCGCGGGGCTTGCCGGAGTCGCTGCGGTGGGTATCAAGGCGTTCGGTTCAATCCCCTGGGAACTGGCAGAGCCGCTGCTGGACGAGATGATGTCCTGCGTGCGGTTCATCCCTCCCGCGAAGAACGTCGAACCCATGGCACTCCTTCCCGACATGATCGAGGAGGTCACCACTCTTCTTTCCATTCGGAAGGAGCTGCTCGAACTGCACCTCGGTTTTTCGCTCGCCGCCAAGCTCTCGAACTTGCGGACCTTGGTGGCGACGAAAACCGGCACCGACTCGAGCGATACGCAAACGTCCCCCACCTAATCGGAGTGCTGGTTGGCGCAAAGCTGGCCACGCTCCACGAGCTCGGTTCGGTCTATAGCACCGAGGACGCATGGGATATGCTCGAGGTTCTACTGGTAGACAACCACAACGCACAACTTCTCAATCAACCCGACTAGGTGAACAATGCCGACAATTGTTGATGCACTTCTGGTAACACTTGGACTTGACTCTCGCGAGTTCAAGGCCGGGGCCGCAGATACGCGGCGCGACATGGACGAGACGAAAGAGAAGGCGAAGGAAACCGCCGAAGAGCTCAAGAAGCAGGGCGAAGAGGGCGCACAGTTCTTTGACAAGCTCAAGGATCACGCACTCGAGTTCTTCGGCATTATCGGATCAGGGTGGGCGCTGCTCAGTATGGCAGACGGCATCATCAAGTCGCGAACCGAGATGTACCACCTGAAAGAACAGACGGGCATGGCCACGGAAGAGATCAGCAAGTGGCAGAATGCTGTCAAAATTGCCGGCGGATCGACCGAGGAGTTCAACGCCAGCCTCAAAGGGTTGGGCGGAAACCTGGTCGCCATCGAGAAGGGCCTGCCGCGTGCCAAGCGTGCCCTGGTCGCCTTCCAGGCCGCCGGTATCAAGGGCCTCGGTAAGGGTATGCACGTCGAGACCACCGACGTCCTGGATCAGATACACGAAAAGTTCTCTAGCGGCAAGCTCTCCCTCCAGGAGGCCATGACGCTGGGCAGCAAGATGGGGATACAGGGCGAGGCCATGATCCGCATCCTGCACAAACAGGGCGCGGAGTACGAGGAGCTGATGGCCAAGTCCAAGGCTCTCGGCGTCACTAGAGAGGAGGACGCGGCCGCCGCTGAGAAGGCCGAGGAGGCCATGAACACCATGAAGATCGCGGTCTCGAAGTTCTTCGAGTCGTTCGCCAGCATGCTGATTCCCGTTATGGGCTGGGCTGCTGACAAGATGACGGCGCTGGCCATGACGATGAAGGCTCACAAGCCGCTCATCCTTGGGATTCTGAGTGCCATTGCCCTCGCGTTCGTGCCCATCGGTGTGCACGCTGCGGTGGCTGCGGCGATGACCGTGGTAGGCTGGGTCGCCTCTGGTGCGGCCTCGCTGCTTGCGGGTGCGCAGTTTCTCATCGCGGGTGCTTCCGCCGCGCTGGCCTGGGTGATGGCCACTGGCGGGCTCATTCTGCTCATACCGCTGATCGCGCTGCTCATCGGCGGACTGGTGAAGCTCTACAACCACTGCGAGGGCTTCAGGAACGTCGTCGACAGCGTCTTCGGGTGGGTCAGGAATTACGTTATGACAGTCTTCATCGCGATCTGGGACGTGGTCAGTAACGTGTTCGCGATCATCGGAGACGAAATCAACCTCTTGGTGGGGATCTTCACGTGGAACGGCGACAAGATCAAGGAGTCATGGCACTCGCTGTGGGAGCACTGCAAGGCGGCGCTGCACATGGCATGGATGATCATACTGTTCATCATTCTTTCCCAGGTCACGCTCATCATCGGGCTCTTCGGGAAGTTGCTGACGGCCGGCAAGGCGATGTGGTCTGGGCTCAAGGAGGCGGCGATGGAGCCGCTTCGTTGGATCGAGGAAAAGATATCGAAGATCGTCGGCATGGTCACCAAGGTCGCAAGCATATTCGGGAAGGCCATCGTGACCGCAGCTGTGGCGGTCTCGGGTGGCGTCGGGGCACCTGCCTCGGCCTCGACGCCATCGATTCATACTGTGCTCGCGCAGCAGGGGCAGGCGCAGCAGGCCGCAATCAGCCGTAACACCACGAACCAATCCACCCGCGAGACCCACATTGGACAGATCAACGTGCAGACGCAGGCCACAGATGCGCGTGGAATCGCGCAGGACATAGGCGGCGCGGTAAAGTCCAGCAGTCTCGTCGACCATGCCGATAGGGGGATGATCTAATGCCGATATATCTTCCCTTCAATACCCCACAGCTGCCATTCGGGCTCACTGACCCGCCGATGCAGCAGGAAAAACCGCAGCCGTGGAAGAACCCTGGCACGGACCCCGCCGTGCAGCAGATGAACTCAGTGACCCCTGCGTTCGAGGATATCTGGGGCGTCTACGACCTCGCGGGGTACCCGGTCTTTGACATCGACACCTGCGTGGACTTCAAATTCGGAGACTCCGCCAAGGTCAGCGACTTTCCGGTTGAGCAGGGTGCGTTCGCCTCCTTCAACAAAGTCGTCCACCCCTACCAGCCGAAGGTGAGGCTGTCTGTAGGTGGGCAGACAAGAGTGGCAGCACTGCTGAGTGCACTGTATGCTGCCGTCCGCTCCACCACCATCTACAACGTCTTCACGCCTGAGATCGGATATCTCGGTGTGACGCTGGAAAAATATGACTACACACGCTCTGGACCCAAGGGTCGCGGGATGGTGACGGTTGAGCTGACGCTGATGCAGGTCATCCAGGTCAGCGCGCAGTACACCACCGTGAAGATTCCCAGCCCCAAGAAGAAGTCCGCCGCAGACGCCAAGAACAATGGAAAAGCCCAGACGAGCCAGCCGCCCAACCCGCTTCCCATCGAGCAGCAGAACGCGGCAATGGCCAAGAACATGGGAATTGATCCGGCGAAGTTGGGGGTGCACTCATGAGTCTCTACTGCGATCTCGTCGTCAACGGCGTCACGATGTACACTGGCCAGGTTTGCTTGAACCTCACGCCGATCTGCAACTATGCCTACCTTGGGTTCCAGGGCTGGCTCTGCTTCTACGACTCCCAGGGTTCCGGTGACCCAGTCTCCCCTGGGCTGGGAACGCGCTTCATTTTTCTTTACGCCTCTCCGAGTGGTGGGCAGTTTCAAGTTCCGCTACAGGACGTCTATTCGCAGCAGCTCACGGTCATCCTCAATAACCAGAACTGCACCCTCAGCCTGTATCAGAAATGACCAACACCTCTTTTACCCAGAAGATACTGACCGTCAACATCACGCTGGCGTCTGGCACCTTTGCCAACGGCGCGAACAGCGTCAGCCTCACCGGGCTGCGCACCGAGTGCACGATCGACAAGGCTGGCCACCCGTCGAAGAACACCGCCAAGATCAAGATCTTCGGCATGCTCGAGACCGACATGAACAAGCTCACCACCGTGAGCTTCAAGGCCCTGGCGGCGAAGAAGAACTACGTGCAAGTGCTGGCCGGGGACGAAAACGGGATGGCCGCCGCTTTCCAGGGCGAGATCGTCGGTGCCTTCGCCAACTACAAGACGCCACCGAATCTCGTGTTCTCCATCGAGGCCACCGAAGGCTACTATCCGGCCATCGCGCCTTGCGCTCCAAAGAGCTACAAGGGAGGCGTCTCGGTCGCGACGGTAATGAGCTCACTCGCAAAGCAGATGGGATACGCTTTCGAGAACACTGGCGTCACGGTACAGATTCACAGTCCCTACCTTAACGGTACCGCCATGCAGCAGGCCGCCGCGCTTGCAGCAGCCGCGAACATCGAGTTCGGTGTCGACAATGGCGTGCTCTTCATCGCGCCACGCGGCACGGTTCGTGGCGGCTCGGTCGTTCCGCTGCTTTCGGCACAGAGTGGCATGAAGGAGTGCCCAACCTTCGACAAGGAGGGTATCAAGGTCGAGTGCCTCTATAATCCTGGCATCACGCTCGGCGGGAGCATCAAGGTCCAGTCGATTGTTCAAGTCGCTTGTGGTATCTGGCGGGTCAACGGACTCAAGCACCACCTCTCGGCGCTGCATGCCGGCGGTCCATGGCTTACAGAGATTAATGCTTCCTGGGTAGGTGAGTGACATGGGTGGAACTAACGACGGATTTTTTGGGCAAAAAGAACTCGCGACTGGAAACAGTGAGTTCAACCAACTGGAGTTCGTGGTCCGCATGCTGACCGGTAAGTTCAATATCGCCACCTTGGCGCAGGTTGTTGCAGTGAACCCGGCTCCGAACAATACCTCTCAGGCCGTCGGCACCGTGGACGTCCTTCCGCTGGTGGGGCAGGTTGATGGGAGCGGCGCCATCTGGCCCGCGACCACGATCTTCGACCTTCCCTACTTCCGCCTTCAGGCGGGCACTGCGGCCATCCTGGTGGACCCTGTGGTTGGTGACGTAGGTCTCGTCGTCTTTTGCGACAAGGATATATCGTCGGTCAAGGCTTCGCAGGGACAGCCGGCAGGCCCGGCCTCGGCACGGCACTTTGATATGGCGGACGGGTTCTACGTCGGAGGGTGGATGTCTGCTGTCGTCCCGACGAACTATATCCAGGTCAATGCGTCACAGATTGAGGTCGCAGTCGGCGGCATCACGGCTTTGCTGACTAGCTCCGGCATTGTTCTAACGGGCCCCACCAAGATCGTGGGCACTCTTGAAGTAACTGGCAACGCCACGTTCGATGCACAGACCGAGGTTAAGGACCTGCTCTTGGCTGACGCGAGCATGCAGCTCAGCGGAACCATGTCCGGTGCGGGTGGCGGCGGCCAGCTCAACGTGAATGTCCCAATCGTCTCCACGAAGGAGATCTCTTCCGGTGGGCATACGCTTACCGCGCACACCCACGCAGGCGTCCAGAGTGGCGGTTCCAATACTGCACCGCCGAGCAACTAGGAGACGAAATGAACACACTTGTACTGGGGACACCCGGCTCCACTGATCCTTGGGATCTCACACTTGACAGTAGTGGAAATTTGGCGGTTGCGACAGGTGCCGCCGCCATTGCCCAAGACGTCGCCTCAGCCATCGAAACCTTCCTTGGGGAGGTCTACTACGACACGACAATCGGCGTTCCGTACTTCTCGCAGATATTTGGCCAACCTTTCTCCGCCTCGATCGCAAGCACTCTTTTGCAGAACGCGGCGCTCCAGGTTCCAGGCGTCGTTTCCGCAAAAGTGATAATAGACAGCTTTGTCAACCGTGTGTTAAGCGGCAGGGTCGAGGTGATTGATACCACTGGTCAAGCCATCGGCGTGACTTTCTAGGAGATGACGATGGCGAACGCAACAAACGTTCCAATTCCGTACCTTTCTGCGAGTGGCTTTGTTATGCCCACCGAGTCAGAAATTCTTGCCGGCGTCATTGCCGACATACAGGCAGCTTTCGGGGGTGGCCTTAACCTGAATATCGCGGACACGGCCAGCCTTACCACACCGCAGGGGCAGCTGGCTACCAGCCTAACCGCCATCATCGCTGACTGCTATTCCCAGTTCCTCGCGCTCTCGGCGCAGGTAGATCCGCAGTACGCGCAGGGGCTCTACCAGGACGCGCTAGGAAATATCTATTTCATGAATCGGTTCCCCGCGCTGGGCACCACTGTGCAGGCCACGTGTGCGGGGCTGCCCGGCACGGTAATCCCTGCGAGTGTGCCCGTGGCTCAGGATGCGGCCGGAAATCAGTACGCGTGCGCGGGCGGTACCATCGGAGCAGCGGGATCCCTTCCGTTGACGTTCGTTAACATTGCCACCGGCCCGACCGCACTCACCGGCCAGTTGGCCATCTTCCAAACCATTCCAGGGTGGGACGGTATCACTGGAGCCACGCAGACTACGCTGGGACAGTCCGTCGAGAGCAGTCAGGAGTTCGAGGCCCGCCGCTCCGCCTCGGTTGCGGCAAATGCCAGCCAGAGTAGTGCCGCAGTCCGTGGCGCCGTGCTGGCCTCTGGTTCCTCCCTGGTACCTCCACAGGTTCCCAGCAGCGTCTACTGCTACGAGAACGCGACCAACGCCGCCCTGGTCACCGGAGGGCTCACGCTGCCCCCGAACAGCCTCTATGTGTGCGTGTCCGGCGGTAACCCGGGCGCGATCGCGAACGCCATCTGGACGAAGAAAAGCCAGGGCTGCAGCTACTCCCCCAGCGCGATCTTCAACGCCAGCGTCGCCGGCGCGGCCCTTACGGTGAACTCCGTGAGTTCTGGGGTCGTGACTGTCGGGCAGACTTTGCTGACCAGTGCGGGTGTCCCGTACGTCACCGTTGCCGGAGCCGCCGTCACCATCATCAGCGGCAGCGGGGCTGCCTGGACGCTGAGTGGGTCGCCCTCGGCCACGATTACTGGGATCGCCGCCTGGTCCGCCTCCGTTGTGGTCGTCGCGGATG